TGCTGCTCGTCGGTGAGCGGCAGCACGTGGCGCATGCTGTCGACCATGGCCATGATTTGCGCGTGGTTCTTGGCGATACGCACGGTCTTGATGTCCGGACGGGCCATCAGGGCCTGTTCGTGAACGCCCACCCGGGTGGCGAAGGTTTCCAGCACTTTCGATTCGGCCATGACGGTGGCCAGCAGGAACGCCGACACATCCTCCACGGGAATGCGCTCCAGCGCTTCGGCTGCAGCCCGCGTTGCTGGCGTCTGTGCCGAGCGGTCGCAGTAGATATGGACGATCCGCTGCAGCACGGCGTCGCTGGCGCTGACTTCGGCGTTTTGGCTGATGACGATGGCGCCACGGAAGGGCGGCTCATAGGTTTCATTGCCGCCGTTCTTCATGCCGCGCGCACGGGTGCTGCGGCCGTTGTAGGCGGTCTTCAGCTCGTCCCAATCGAAGCCGCGTTGCTTGGCGCCTTCGTCGCCGCGGTCGCCCTCGATGAGCACGACGGGCAGGTTGGCCACCTGGGCGAAGTTCCGGGCCCGGGCGGCGAGCGATGACTTGCTCGGGTCGAAGCCTTCATAGTCGCGCCGGCCGCAGAGCTTCCACAGAAACTCAATCAGCGTGGTCTTGCCGGCGCCGGGCTCGCCCACCAGCTCCAGGAAGGGGTAGCTCTTGTGCTCCTGGCGGATCTGTTCTGCGAACAGGCTGCCGAACCAGAACGCCAGCGCGGCCAGGCCTTTGGCGCCGAAGGCCTGCCAGAGCAGCGGCAACCAGGTCGTCTGCATGCCCTGCACGTCGGTCGACAGCGACAGCGTTGCGGCCTGGCTGATGGTCTTGATGGAGAGCTTGCCGATGTCGAAGAAGTCTTCGTCGTTCAGGCGGAAGAGCTTGCCGCCTTTGACCGCCACGTCGCCGTAGACATAGCAGCCGTGTTCCTTGGTGTAGCCCACAAAGTCGATGGTCTGCACGGTCGGGATGCGGGCGAGCTGGCGCGCGAGGTATCCGTCGAGCTGGTGGCCGCTGCCGGTGTACATCGCACCGGGCGCAACGCCCAGCAGCCGCTTCTTGAACTCGCTGCTGCTGGCGATTTGCGCGCTGGTGAATGTCGCCTTGATGGGCTGGCCATCGTGCGGGAAGGCGATGCGGAAGTAGTACCAGGACTCATCGGTCTGCGGGCTGGCCTGGTAGTAGAGCGCGGTGGGCAGGCAGTTTGCGATGGGCTGCACGACGCCGGCGCGCAGCAGGGCTTGCTCGCGTATCTGCTCGTCGTTCTCGCAGATGTTGGCCTCGCGCACGGCCGTCGTTTCGCGCTGGAAGGCGTCGAGCTCCAGCTTGAACCAGTACAGGCGGCTGCGATGCTCGAAGGGGAACTGCGCATCGCCGGTACGGTTGTACATCAGCCGCGCCTTGTCAGACGGCGTGGGCGCGGTGAACAGGTCGCCCAGGTAGCGGTATTCCTTCAGGTCTGTGGCCGACAGGCGGTCGCGCATGTGCAGCTCGTTCCAGTCGAGCTTGGCGCGGCCGGTTTGCTTGGGCAGCGCGGCGGATGCCGACCAGCCGTCCGCTCTGGCGCGCTCGATGTGCTTGAGCGCGTAGCGCCGGCCGGCGGGGTCGTTGTCCAGCGCGAACACCAGGTGCGGGCGCCGGTGGCCGCCGGCGGCGCATTGCTCGGCCAGCGCAGCCAGCGCGGCGGTCGGGTAGTGCGAACAGGAGAACGTGGCCACGGCGGCCACGTCGTGATGCATCAGCGCGATGGCGTCAAAGATGCCTTCCACCAGCCACAGCTCTTTGGGGTTGGCAGGCAGCGTGGGCGGCTGCCACCAGGTGCCCGCATATGAGCCGCTGAAGGTGGCCTTGCGGTCGCCAAAGCGTTCGGGCTGATCGATGATGCGTTCCCAATATCGGCCCTCGCTGAGAGGGAAACGCACGGTGGCACTGCCGATCTTGAGATCGTGGCTGTAGTAGCTCTCTTGCGTGTACCAGCCGACGACGCGCGCCAGGTCAAAGCCGCGCGCATCGCGCATGTAGGCATCGGCAGCAGCGTGGGGCGCTTCGGGTGTTTTGACGTAGCGGTCGCTCCAGGAGGCGAAAAGATCGGGGTACAGCTCCTTGGCGTGGTACTCGGCTGCGCAGTTGTTCAGCCGGTTGCAGCGGACGACCCAGGGCGCGTCTGCAAAGGCCCAAAGCGAGCGTTTGCCGCAGGAGGGGCATGTGCCTGCCTCCAGCTTGTTCGATCGTTCCTTGAAGCCGTAGTCGCACACCAGGCGCGACGCAATGGCGGAGGAGAGGTCGAGGTTCATTGCGATCAGGGAAGGGTGGGTCAGTCGTCGACATCGCCGGCGGCGCGGCGCTTGAGGTCGACGGTTGCGCGGTTGGCGCGGCGCCGCTCGCGCACCGTTGCCATCGCCTTTGCTGCGGCGGTGACGGCGGTACGCAGCAGCGGCGACATTGCGTCGTAAGGGGTGGTCAGGCGCAGGAAGCGATGCATCCGGCGCACGTCCACATCGGTGACGACAGGCTCAGGCATGGCGGGCGCTCCTGGACAAGAAGCCGGACCACACGCCACGCCCGTAGCAGACGACAAAGAACACCGAGGCGGTGAACATGCCGGCCTCGCCAGTCACGTGCGTGAGGTACAGCCACGCCGGCTGGCCAAGCAGGCCGACCAGCGCGCCCCAGCGCTGCGTGGTGGCGCTGTAGTTGAGCAGCGCCACGGAAACGAAGGCCGTGGCCAGCATCCAGAGATTGACGAGGGCAAGCATTACGCGACCTCCGCCAACACGCCGTAGGCCATCACGCCCGTGGTGACCACGCCGGCGCCGATGCACGCCACGGCCAGCCAGAGCAGCACCCGCACGACGTCGTTGAAGCGCTTCGGCGGCACGCGGTAGCCCGTGACGGTGGGGTCGTTCTTGCTGCGCCAGGCGAAGAGCACGCCCACGGCAGCGGCCTGCACAGCGAGCGTGGTGAACATGGCAATGAGCTGCAGGGCGGTCATGCGTGCCCCCCGACCAGGCGGGCCGAGCCGGCGCGTGCGGCCAGGCCGAGCGCTTCAGCCGTGCGCATAACAGTCATCAGCGCGTCGGTGCTGGATGCGGCGATGGTGTGGAACGAAAGCCGACGGCCGCCGGCGGCGACGCGGACAAGGTAGGTTTTCATGCCGGCACCTCGTCGTGTGCCGGCAACATGACGGGATTGCCTACCGCCAGCGCATGCGTGCCATCTGCCAGATGGATCGACAAGTGGTAGCGGTTGCCATCATGCAGCGTGATTTCTACGCGCTGCGTGGCAAACACGACCGGTCCAGTACTGACAAAGGTCTTTTGGAACTTCACTGGCCCCACGCTGATGGAGGTAGCTTCACAGAGAGAGGTAACGACTGATGACATGCCGGCCTCCTCACTCAATGCCCTGCAGGCTGTTCTGCCGCGCGACCGGCGCAAGTACGCCAATGGGCTGCGTTTGCATGCCCAGCAGCCGGGAAACCTGCTGCAGGTTGGCGTACAGCTCCACCGCCAGCGATGCCGTGCGGGCGTTGGCAAGCTCTTTGGCCAACGAGCCGCGATAGCGCAGCGCTGCCAGCCGCTGCGGCACCGTCATGCGGCCCGTCTCTTGGGGCACGAGGCGGCCTTCTAACACGTCGAGCACCCAGCGGCGGAACGCCTTGGCGCGCTCCGTGCGCGCCAGCATGCCGAGCAAGTAGCAGCCGCGCGGGCTGAAGATGCGGACTTGCTGCGGACCGCCGGCGGTGCCGAGTTCGACGATCTGGACCATGTCACTCGTGAATTCGTCCGCATTTCGGTCGTGCAGGGTGTTGAGCGCACCGCGCTTCTCATAACCAAGGGCTACCTCAATCTGAGGCAACCTTAGCCACGGGGTGTTGTGGATATCGACCACATCAAAGTCGACGTCTTCAAAGGTCAGGACAGCGTTGGTTTGCATACGGGCCTCGAAAAAATGGGCAAAAAAAGCCCCCCGCACCCCGGGCGGGGAGCGTGCCAAAGCGGATGCGAGGGGAAGGGGGTAACTGGAGCCGCTGGCGCCTATTCGGGCA